ACCAGAATAACGGGCATAGTTAATGCTGCTGGTGCCATCCGTCCAGACAATAACGAAAATGTAGTCGCTACTATAATCAGGGGAACGAAGGCCCCACCAAACCGCCGTGGTGACGGCGGTATGACTATTTGCAATCTTGGTGTTACCAGCTTTGTAATAATCATACTGGGCCTGATAGTTCTGTTCATACTGGTTGGCGTAGCTTCTCGTACCAAAGACTTCAAACTCGGAAAGATCAAACAGGTAATCGGTAGTAGTTGTAACATTACCGGAACTGTTGCTTGCATTGCCCGTGTTATCGGTGTACTTGGTCACGGGTTGCATCACAGCACGAAGGTCAGACGGAAGCGCCGCCATCAAACTGTTTGCCAAGGGGCTTGTGGGGGTTCCATCATTGCCATAAAGGGTTTTCCGCTTATAGCAAGCGTTCCAGCCACCGCTGTTCGTGTTGCTGGTGTTCCAACTGAAATAACCTGTGCCGGAAATATTAGTATTGTATTTGCTGTCACACAGGGCAACAGCGGCACTCCCAATTTTTCCGATCTGAAAATGGATCTTATTCCCGCCTTCACGGGCCGAATTGTGATTGAACCCCAAAATGAAAACATTGACCGCCAAATTGGAAAAAGTGGTGTTACCCACCTTACCATTGATCTTGATTTCCTTCACATCACCAACGGCCCAATAGTTGGCCCCCAAACCTGCGGAACTGACTTCCCGGATGGTTGCCCAACTGTTATCGTTCAGAACCTTGGTGGGCAATGTCACTTCAACGGAACAGGTCTTATTGGCCGGGGCCGTGTGGTTGGTGCCAGCGGCCACGCTGACGGTGATTGTGGCGCTTCCTTTGGCCTTGGCGGTAACAGTTACCACCGAACCGGAAACACTCACAGAAGCCACCGTGGGGGCGCTGGAAGTGGCCGTAATCTTACCATCACCCGCCCTTGTCACGGTGATGGTGTCCGTGGTCTTTGCGGCGGTTAGTTTGATGGAAGTCTTATTCAAAGACAAACTACCAGCGGCCTTGGCAATGCTCCAAGCAACCGTTTTGGCCCCGGTGCTTCCATCAGCCCACTTGTAGTTCGTTTTCGGCGTGAAGGTGGCATTGTAGGAACCGGCGTTCGTGCCGCTGGTGCTTCCTCCAAGCGTCATTTTCCCGCTGTCATAGTTGTTCCAAGTGGGGCTTTGGGCCGAACCGGTATAAGTAAGGCTGTTGCTCTGCGTGGGGATCGTCATGGTGGCGGCGTTGATCGTCCAAGTCACTTCCTTGGCGGTCTGCGTACCGTCTGCCCACTTATACCGCCCCTTGGGTGTGAAAGTGGCCGTGTAGGTTCCCGCATTGGTGCCGGTAGTCACGCCGCCCAAGGTCAGCGCATCGGGGTTATAAGCGTTCCAAGAAGGACTTTGGGCCTGTCCGTTATAGGTCAGGGTGCCATTCTGCGAAGGAAGAACATTGATGGTATAGACGATACCGGACACAGCATCCAAGGCCGCATTTGCGGCATCCTGTGCGTTCTGTGCGGCTTCCACACAGGTTCCGATCTGGTTCAACAGATACGGGTGGGCGGTCTGATCAAGGTTGTGTTCTCTCACCTTGTTTTGTGCTGTGCCTTTTGCATCATAGTTCATGTCAGGAAGCTGTTCGGCGGGAACCTTACCATCCACCAGATCAGCCTTCCCGGATTGACCTTTCTGAAGGGCTTCAACGGCATCCGCATTGGCCTTCATTTGGGTATCAATCTTATCCATGTTTTCATTCTGAACCCCTACATCATAAAATTCAGATTCAAGGGGTTTAGTCAGCTTGTAGTTGGTTGTTTTATTCGCCATTCTTCAAAACCTCGTTTCTCAACTGATTGTGGGTATAGGCGGCAAGCTGGGCATGGGTGAACCGCCCAAGTTCCGCATGGGTGTTATAAAGCTGAAGCAAGGTCACAACCATGTTTTGGGGAACAACCCGGTTCAGCAAAGATTCAACATCATTGAAGTTGTTCTTTGCGGCCAACCCGATTTTCACAAGAAGCTGATAGGTGCCTTCTTCCACATCAGCGGAATAATTACCCTTCCCGCACAGCGTTTCAAGGATGTTCCGAAGCTGGGGCAAGGTGTACGGAAGTTCTTCATTGATCCGGGTCAGAATACGGAACCGGCGATCTTCAAGACTGTCCGTGCCTTTGGGGGTGATCCCCAAAATCTTTTCCCACCGGGAAAGGCCCATGTTTCCAGCGGTGGGAATGAACTGATTATCAAGAAGATCATCCGTGGTATTCCACGCCTTTTCAATTTCCGGCTGTTCGCTCCCCATGATCCCCTGAAACTCCGCATAATCACGAATGACATAGGGAAGATAATCAATCAGTTTGCGTTCCATGCTCCCGGCCCCCTTATCCGCTGATCACGATGGTTCCCGGCTCAATGGTTCCCAAAACCGGGATGTGGTCAAGGGTCAGGGTACAGTTCGCCGCTTCACCGTTGATCTTGGTGTTGGCAATATCCAGAATACCGGTGATTCCCAACAGGCGGCTTTCCACCTGACTGATACGAACCACAAGGGCTTCATTCTGGTCTGCCCAACTTTGGGCCAGTTCCAAGAAGTAACCGTTGATTGCTTCCGTGACATAGGCGGAAACATCATCCCAACTCCATTCCCGCTGATAGTACAGATCGAAGGAAAGGTTGATGGTATCTTCACCCACACCTTCAACCCTCACCACATGACCGATGGGGGCAATGCCCACGCCTTCACCGGCGTTCTGAAGGGGGTCAACTGCGGTCTGCACCTGATCCACAAGGGCTTCCGAAGGCTTCTTGAAGGAACTGTTGATGATCACCAGCTTCACGGTTCCGCCCACGGTCAGCTTGCTATTGGCTCCCGCCGCATACACAGCATTCAACCACGCCTTGATTTCCTCGGACACACCGGAAAGGCCGCTGATCCAAGTGTCGGTTCCCGTGGGCGGGATCAGCTTGGCCGGGTTCAAATCGCTGTTCCAAACCCGATATACCTTCACACCGCCCACGCCGGGAATGGCGTTCACCTTTTCCAGATAATCCGCACGGTTGCCGCCGAAGGCTTGGGCGTTCAGGCTATCCATGTAACGCTGTCTGAAAACCTCGGTATCTTCTTCATCCTCACCGGGGATCACCACGGCGGAAATGGAACAGGTTTCAAGCCCGTCCACATACTCAATGGGAATCACTGTTCCGGTGTAGTCATTACCGGCTTCACCAGCGGTTTCACAAGTGATTTCATACTTACCACTTCCACGGTCAGCCGAAACATAATAGTTCAGTTCTCCAATGGAAAAGCGGGTGTTCATGGGAAGGTGCAAGGTGGTTGGTGTAATGCTTAACTGCAACACGGCGGGGCTTGCCGGTTGCGGTTTCAGCCCCCTTTCTGCCGCCCTCAAAATGAGATAAGGGCGGGTTGCGGTGTCTGCAAAGGTTTCATTCAGCACCGTATCAAGGGCAATATAAAGGTTCTGCAATTCCACGGCGGCGGGGGCATCACCGCACCAAACCAACGAACCTTCACGGGTGTCCAAATTGCCATTGATGGAAAGCGCCTTCTGAAGCATCCGGGAAAGGATTGCTTCATAGGTCTGTGCTTCATACATCAGATTTCAACCCCCAATTCTGCATTGATTTCGCCAAAAATGCTGACCACCGTGAAGGTAGTCAGCACTTTCTTTTTGTTCACCGTAAATTCAAAGTTCTGAACCGCCGTGATCCTATCATCCTGAAGCAAGGCTTCACGAACCCGGCGTTCAATTTCGGGAATACAGTATTCCACATCTTTCCCGATCAGATTATGAAGTTCAACCCCATAATCCCAAGAATGGATCAACCATTCATAGCGTTCTGTGTTCAGGATCAGGAAAACCGCCTGTTCCACAGCTTGGATTTCATCAATGGTGCCGATGATGGTCAGGTTGTTGTGGTTCATCCTGAAAGTACGGCTTGGAAGGGTTTCAATGGTGAAATCCTGTTTAATATCATCCTGCACTTGCGGAATCATCATCAAGCCCCCTTTACTCGGTCAATAACCACGAATTTCTTTCCTTGCTGAACCCGGATCAGAAGCACCTTTTCACCGGCCTTCAAAGCGTTGTGAACCTTGAAGGTTTTCTTGCCAACATAGGCGTGTTTGTGGGCTTCATAAGCCGCCGCACCGGAACCACCGCCTTTGTCCTCGGTGCTGTGGTTCACCGTCATATCAACTTCAAAATCAGTCACATTCCGGGTCAGGATCAGCATTTTGGAAGTGTAGATGGATTTCTGATCCACCTGAATTTTCAAGGGTGAAGCGGAAAGGACAGTTCCAAACAGGATGTTCACCGGTTTCCCGGCTTCCACAGCTTCCACCGCCGCCCGTTTCACCACTTCAACAGGATTAGGCAATAAATTCACCCCCGATCAGGTCAAGTTCCATCATGTGTTCATCACCCCTGAAGGTATGGGTGACTTTGTTCACCACCATGTAATTGTTGGTGACAATATCGCCAAGGTTCAGGGCCACCACCACGGCGCTTCCAGCACGAACCCGCACATCACCGAAAGCGTTCTGAATGGTCAGCTTGCGGGTTTTCTGATCGTACAGCTTCAACAGGGCATCCGCCTTGGCGGAAGCGCCCGTTTTAGTCTGAACTTCTTCAAAATACTGAAGAACACCCCATTGGTTCATTTTCGCCCCGTCCTGTGCAATGAACAATTCCCGCTTACCGGTTTTTTCATCGTTATAGGCCAGCTTGATCTTGTTATAGGTCTGTTCATCAATACTGGATTCATAGCTGAAGTTTTCCCCGGTTTCTTCATCAATCAGAAGGTTCAGCTTCATGGTATTGATGTTCTTCAGGGTCAGCTTCCCGGCATCGTCATATAGAACATAAAGCTGTTTGGTATTCATCAGGGTTTCATCAAGGGCGCTCTGGATCATATCAAACAGGGTTTGGTTTTCTTCTACGATGGTTTCAAGGGTATAACCGGTATCTTCCACCGTGCCAAGGTTCAACCGGAAATCTGTTGCAATGCGCTTCAGAAGGTCAGAAGCCTTCAAGCCTTCTTCTGTGATGGTGTCCTTGTTCTTCAGATAGCGCAACTGATCATAGGCCACAACATCAATGGTGCCGCCCTTGTCACGCTTTTTCTTGAACACAAACCCATAGAACATGGCGGTTCCGTTCACAGTCAGCTTCACCGGATCACCTTCAGCAAAGTTCAGCCCCGGCCCCTTGACAACGGTGAACTCCAACTTGCCGGGGGTTCCCTTGCGCTCCAAGGTCAACTTTGCGCCTTCCTCGACAACGGGGAATTGAATGGTGCTGTTATGCTGGATGAACAATTCAACTGCCAAACGGAATCACCCCTTTCAGGAAGGCAAAGTAAGAACCTGACCGGGATAGATCAGGTTCGGGTTCTTGATTTTGTCCTTGTTCAGATTATAAATTTTCGTGTAATCGGCCCCGTTGCCCAACTGCTTCTTGGCAATGTTCCAAAGACAATCCCCGGCCTTCACCGTATAGGTGGCGGCTTTCGGGGCCGTAGTGGTGGGCCGGGGTGCCGCCTGAACCGTTGCGGTGGCGGTTCCCCCGGAAGTCTTGGCCGGTTGCACGGTCACGGTCTTGGTGCCATAGGCTCTGTATTGTTTCAGGTTGATCTTCACCTTCACATCAAAGCCTTCACCGGCATCATCGGTGATTTCATAGGTTTCAAGGCCAACGGTCAAATTGGTGTAATGAAACATCCCACCACCGGGCTTTTGCCGGTTTAGGATGAATTGGAACGGGGTCTTGCTCACCTTCAGCCGTTCAAACAAAGACAGGTAATAGGCGGCACTTTGCGCCCCGCCGTTGCTGAAGGGATAGGACACTTGGGGAAGAACCAATTCAAAGGACACATCCGAAAGGCCAGCGGCCTTCAGAATGTTGATTTCTTCCCCGTTGATCAGGGTCATGGTCTTGTTCTGGTTATTGATCTTCACCGTCACCTTGGAAGGGGTGATGGGCATAAGCGTTCCCGCCATATACAGTTTATACGCCATTACTCATGCACCCCTTCTTCAGAAACTTCCAGCTTTTCAGCAAAGTCATTGGCCCAAGCATCCATGATCCCATCCAAATCAGCATCCTTGGAAATGTGGTTTTCATTGTGCTGTTCAACCTTGATTTCAGCGGTAGTGAACCGGTTGATTGCGTCACGCTCCGCAATGTCACGAAGATAGGCCAAATCTTCTTCAGCAATATCCAAGGCATCAGCGGTGGCCGCTGTGTTGGCGGCGGTGTCACCGGTGTTTCCATAGATTCCATCAAGGGTGTTGCTCAAATCAAAAGCCCCCATAGAATCCAAACCGGAAGCATCGAACATCCCGCCGATCTTATCATCAATTCCTTGGCCGAAGTCATATCCGGCATCCCAAGCCCCGGAATAGGTGGCCCGGTAGTCGATAGTGGGGGCGTTTTTGTCCAAGGTGATTGCATTTTCATTTTTGCCCCAAGAAGTAACCGCACTTTGAAGGCTTTCAAGGCCAGAAGTCCAGTCAGTTCCAAAAATGGCATCAATGATGGTGGTTACAACTTTACCAAGGTTCAGGAACCACCCGATGATTTGACCGATCAGGTTTGCCACGGCATCACCAAAGCTGTTGAAGCCGCCGTTGCACACATTCAAAATCCATTCCACAATTCCAAGGAACGGGGCCACAAAGATTGTCCAAAGGGCCTGAATGATAGCGTTCAAAACGCCAATGGCACAGTTCAGCACAAACGCCCCGGCTACGGCCACCGCACCACAGATGATTCCGGTTGCGGAAATGGTGGAACCAGTCAGCTTATTGATTGCCGCCACAATCATGTAAATGGCCGCAATCACGGCAATGATGATCAGCAGAATCCAAGTCAACGGACAGGCCAGCAAAGCGGCATTGAAGCCGTATTGGGCGGCTGTGGCGCTTGCCTTTGCCATTGCTTCCGCCTTCTCGGTAGCGGCAAGGGTAGTGTTTGCAACGGCGGCTTTGTACGCCTGAACCGCCGCAAGGCCCTTCTGTGCATTGCTGATAGCGGTGATTGCATTGTTGGCAATCAGATAGCCGTTATACAACAGCATTGCCGCCGCAATCCCCAAAACAAGGGGCTGAATGATCCCCCAATTATCCACGAACACAGAAGCAATGGCAATCAGAATATCCAGCGCCGAAGAAGCAACATTCGCAACAGCGGCAAGCCCGTTGATCAGGCCGGTGGTCACTTTCTGAAACTTGGCGCTGTTCCCAAGCTGGTTGATCTTGGTCAGAATCGGGGCGAATATGGAAAGGGCCTGATTCTTCATATCAACCCAAATCTGCGCCCAAGTCTTGGGCATGGAATCAAACTTTGCGTTGGTTTCGTCCGCCATAGCAAACATGGCGTTCTTCACCACTTCAGCCGTTACCTTGCCTTCCTGTGCAACCGTCTTGATGGAACCTTCCGCAATCCCCATATACTTTTCAATGGCCCTTGCGATACCCGGCGCACCGTCCAGAATAGAGTTCAGTTCTTCACCACGAAGCGCACCCGCCGCCATTGCCTGTGTAAGCTGGATCATGGCGTTGCTCTGCTCTTGGGCCGTAGCACCGCCAATGACGAACTGCTTGTTCACCTGTTCCATGAAAGCAATGACCTGATCCATGTCACCGTTGAAAGCATTACCGGCGTTCAGGCCAAGTTTCGCAACGGCGGAAGCGGTGTCAAAGTAAGCGGATCGGGAACGCTGGGCGGAAGCCATGATCTTCTGTTCCAAGGCTTCAACGGAACCGCCATCATCCACAAGCAAATTCAATCGGGCCTTGGTGCTTGCCAATTCATCCGAAATGTTCAGCACCTTATTGATCCCGGCGATACCACCAGCGGCAATGGCAATTTTCTTGATGGTGGACAGAAGCCCGTTGGCGGAATTGCTACCCCCATGGATGGAATTGTTGAACTTCTGCTGTTCGTTGTTGGCGTTCCTGATATTTTCTTCAATGGCATCAAAGGCGGTTCCCGCTTTCGCCCATTCTTCACGGGCTTCCCGGATTGCCGCCGTGTCAACGGCTCTACCGGAAGCCTGTTGCATGGCTTCAAAGGTGTTCAGCACAACCCCCATTGCCTTGTGCATACTCTGAAGGGGGCTGGTAACACCATCATAAAGGGCAATAGCGGCCCGGATATTTCCCACAGGGATCACCACCTTTCTTGGAGAATAGAAGCCGGGGCCTTAATGGTGGCGGCCCCGGCGCTGTTTTCGTTCAATTTCCTTCTGCTTCTTCTTTTCAGCTTCCACCCGAACATCAATGGCCGCAATGATGAAGGCCCGTTCACGACGGGGCAAAGCATAGAAGGCGGAAGGTGTCAAATGAAGTTCGTGAAGGCAATAGTAAGCAATGTTCGCTTCACCATCACCTTCACAGATTAGTTTTTTGCTTCATCAACCTCATCCTGCATGGTGGTATCAAAACCACACACTTCCTGAATCTTGGTCAGGTATTCGGCATATTCGCCGGGGGTCAGCATGGTTTTCAGAAGGGCATCAGCGCCCATGACCTTGTAGCTGTCCTGAAGTTCCTTATCATTCAGATTGGGGAACACGGTACAAGCCACGGCCAGCTTGCCAAGGTAAAGATCATAGTCGGTTTCCTTCTGATACTGGTTCTTCTTGCCGGGGACCGGAATACGCTTGGCACAGGACTTCCGAAGGGCTTCATCCTCGGTGCCGGTGATGGTCTTGATCTCCCAAGGAATGGGGTTGCCATCCTCACCCAAGAAGCGTTTGGAAGCAACAAACTTGATGTTCTCAACGGGAACGGCGTTTTCAGCCAAAAAAGCGGACAGGCTCATTATTTTTTCCTCCTATATTTTGATACGAAAAAAGGCCCCGGCCCCTACCGAAGTAAGGCCGGGGCGCTCTGCTTACTGCATACCGGCCAAAAGGCTGAAGGTTTCGGGCATCTCGAAATCTTCAAAGGTGAAGTCCATATCTTCATCCAAGTATTCCGCATCAGCGTCAAACTTGGCAAGCAAGCCACCATCCATATTGCAATCCTTCAGGATCACGGTCTGACGGCCCACGGAAGAAGTGGGATCTTCATTTGTCACCTGAATGTCAAAATAGACATCCTCGCCGGTGTCCTTATAACGCTTCATCAGCTCACGGAAGATGGAAGTGTTATAGTGGAAGGTGGCGGAACCCGTACCCTTCCAGCCGGTGGCCTTATTGCCCTTGCCGGTCTTGCCCAAAATGGGAACTTCCGTTTTGTTCTTCTCAAAGTTGGCTTCAAGGTTGATCGCCTGCATGAAGTTGTAACGGTTATCCCCGATGGTCACGAAACATTCAGCCAAGGAAGCGGAAACAGCATCCTTGGCGTTCATGATGGTTCTATCTGCCATGATGGTTGTACCTCCTTACTGAACATAGACGGTCATATAAAGCTGTTCCATAGCGTTCACGGGGGTCACATAATCAGTAACCACCACGGATTTCTTGGTATCGCCCTTTTCAACCGTCACATTTTCGCCGCTGAAGTTCTCAATGGCCCGAATATCCTGAAGTTCCGTGTGGTGCTTCACAATATCGTTCCAAAGGGAAATCCGGCCAGCGGCATCATTGGGAACCTTGCCAAGATACTTCTTGCCGAACAGAACGGCAATATCATTGGCAATCTGATCCAAAACTCGGATCGTCTGGTTGCTGGAAAAGTCGCTGGACTTTTCATCCGTGATGGAAATGAAGCTGTTAATGTCGGTCAGGACACACACCGCTTCATCCACACGATGGAACATGAAGGAACCTTCCCTGATCCCGTTTTCAAGCTGGGTCTGCGTGAAATCGGTGTCCACATCGTATTCACCATCATAGGTCATGTTGGTGGCGCTCTTATTGACCGCCGTGCCGCCGATCACACCCGTAACCCAAGGGATCAGGGCGGTGGAAGTCTTGTCGGAAGTCAGGCCGTTCTTGACGCTCACAACGCCTTCATAGTCGGCCAGCTTGCGGAAAAGAACCACCTGAAACTTCTTGCCCACATCATCACGCATACGCTTTGCGAAAGCCGCAAACAGGGCGGTGATGGTGGCCTTGCTCTCGGTGCAACCCATAGCGTTGAAGGTGTACGCTTCCGCCTGATCAAGATAGGTCTGATAGTCGGAATCGGCCACGGTGCCATTGGTGCCGCCCGTCAGGGGCAAGGAAGCGGTCAAGGAAAGGGTTCCGCTGGACTTCCAATCCACATAGGCATTGGCCTTCAGATCGGTGATAGCGGCCACACCTTCCTGAAGATCAACCTGAACGGTTCCCAAGAAGGTTGCCACATCGAACAGCGGCTTCTGTTCTGTGGTGTTCTCATTCGCCGTGATAACGGTACGAAGATCATTACCACGGGTGCCGGGGTATTTGGCCGTTGCGTAGGTGTTAGCCGCCTTCACGCCGCTGGTGCCAAGGCGGAAGAAATGAACGGTTTTGGCGTGAAGGAAGATTTCACGCATGGGCTTCAGTTCATCCGCCGTGTACGCATAGCCGAAAATTTTCTGACTGTTCTTGATAAAGTCAGCCTGTTCCACCGTGAAAATCTTGCCTTCAGGCCCCCAATTCATGGCAAGGGGGATGGTGACAATGCCACGGTCAGAAAGGGTGGCGCTTGCCTGCGCCACAGAAATGAAGTTGATATATGCACCGGGCAGAACCTTGTTCTGCACCAAGAAGGTGCCGCCGCCAAGGGCCATATTATTTCACCTTACCTTTCATAAAGTCATTGATCAGCCCATCAATCTGATCGAAGGTGTATTCCTTTCCATCTTCCAAAAGGACAGACAGAAGATCACGCCGGTCAGCGTAACGCCTGAAGGTCAACACCCGTTCTTTGGGGAATACCACCGGGGCCGTGATGGTCGGTTCCTGTGCGGTGGCGGCTTTCTTTCTGGTAGCCATTCAATCACCCTTTCTTTGGCTCCACAGTAGTTTCCAAGGTTTCCATTGCGGTTTCCTCGGTTTCTCTGCGAAGTGTCAAATTGTAGTTCACGAAGAAGTGAAGAACCCCGTCTTGCACTTCATAACTCATGGAAGTTCCGTGAAGCACATCCCCATTGGGAAGGGTGATGAACTCCAAACATTCCATCAAATCCCCGGCCATAGCGAACAGTTCAGCGTTATTTCTCCCGCTGGTTGGGAAATAGTGAACATCCAGCGGGTTCCGGTTCATGAACCGGTTCTTCTGCAACGGGGAAATGTCAGGCTTCAGAACGGCAATGAAAAAGCAGGGTTCCTTGAAGCCCTGTTCCACATCGTTCTGATAGATTTTGTACCCGGCCCCAAAGGTGGCGTTCAGCTTCATGGAAACACCTTTGATGATTTCATTGATCAACTGAACACCCCCTTCAAGGCTTCATACAACATATCATTCAGAATGGACGGGGCCAAGGTTTTCACTTCCTGTTCGGAAATCGTCAGCATGAACCGCCCCTTCACCCAACTTGCCTTCAGGGTCTTACCCAAGGCGGGAACATAGCGCCCCGGTGTTTGCCGGTGGCCGTATTCCACATAGGACGCATATTCCAAATTGTTGATGATGGTCACGGTGTACTGCTCCCCATGTTTTTCAATGGGAAGGATCGTCCAAGCGTCACGCAAGGAACCGCCACGATAACCGGGCCAATATTCTTCCTTGGCTTCATCCGTAGCATACGGCGGAACCACACCAACGGGGGTTCTTTTCTTCACCTTATTCAGAAGGATTTGGGCGATCTTCTTGGCGGCATCCCGGCAAAGCCGATCCATGTCAACTTCCGAAAGCTGTTGAAGGCGTTCATCCAGCTTCTTCAATTCCCGGTAATCACACCGGCCCCATCTTCCCATCAGGCCCACCCCCTGAAGGGTTCAAGCATGATTTCTTGATGGTTGGAAAACACGCCCGGTTCACCGGAACGGGCATAGGTGAAGGTTCGTTCCATATCATTTGGACGGGTTACAACGATCTTGCAACCTGCGGGAACCTTCACATCCGGGGAAAGGAACAGCTTCACCACCTGTTGGGCGGTTGCCACTTCATCCCCATTGGTTGAAGTTAATGTTTCAAAAGACAGCTTGCACGGCTGATCCTGAAGAAGCGGCTTTTCTTCAAAATCCGTCAGGTGGGTGACAGGATCGGTGACTTCCTCACGGATGAAGATAGAACACCGATCCTTCCACAACCGTTCCAAAGCGGTTCGCACGGCCTTATTTACCATACCAACCGCCTATAACGGTAGATTTCACCAATGCGCCCGTTGATCAGATAATCAATCAGGCTGTTCAACCTCTGTTCAGGGGTTGAACTACCTTCACCAAGGGCAAAGGTAATGTTGGTGTCACCTTCCTGAATGGATTTCACCGCCGCCGCATCCAAATCAAACCCTTCAAGCTGTCCAGAACACTTCTTCATGTTCAGGTATTCGCCCACGGCCATAGAAACGGCCAGACTTTCCAACCCCTCCGGGATTTCGGAAAGGTTGGAAAGGTTTTTGATCCGCCATTGAACATTGTTCAAGACAATATCCAACAGCGGATCATCAGCGGCCCCCGCCACGCCAAGGGCCGTTAGCATTACAACCACTTTTTCACGCAACGGGGTTCACCGCCTTTAGCCACGGGAAAGAATCCGGGCAATGGGAATGGACTTGTGGTTGATGTAGGAACGCTGACTTGCGGTGCTTTCACCGGAATGAACCAGCGTCCAGTTGCCGCCGTTTTCCAATTCAGCCGCCGTGGGGCTGGCGCTTGCCTGCGTTTTCTTCTCATAGGACAGGCCGAAGGGAGCGAAAACCTTACGCTGACGCATATACAGCAAATCCTCACCGCCATTGGTCTTGGGGTCACGGGCCATTTCATAGGGAACCTTCACGCCGATGTCCTCATAGGAGAAAGCACCGTTGCCCATAGCGTAGGTGGTGTACTGAACACCAGCAACCACATAGTCATTGGCCGCAAGGGTCTTGGAACCGAAGTAGGGCGTGACCTTGGACAGAAGGATTTCGCCATCAGCGGGGGTGCCAGAAGCAACGATCTTCAAAGCGCCATCGGTGTTGGCGTCGGCATCAAAATAGCCTTCAGAAACAGGCATCTGATCAGTGACGATCACCAGCTTACCGTTCCAAGTACCCAATTCCAAATCACGCTGAATCCCGTCCTTGTCGGTGTACTTCAGGCGTTCGATCAGGTTCAGGTTTTCAAGGCCGGTGGAAACATCACTATGGCAGAAAACCAAAGTGAACTTCTTCTTGTTCGCACCGCAAGCCTTGTTCGCCGCCGTGTTCAGGGTGGTGGCGGTCATAGCGCCGGGAACGGTGGTGGTGTGCTTCTCCACAAATTCCTTGTTCTTGGTGTCGGTGGTGGACATGGCGAAAATGCCCTTCAGGGTGGAAAGAATGGTGCCTTCATCCAGTTCATCCTTATACTGTGCAACCTGTTCGCTGATGTTCGCCATGAAATCAACGCCACCGGTCACATCATAGGAGAAATCACGCTCTTTCCATGCCTTGGCACGGCCAACCACCACAATACCCTGTTCAAAGGTCTTGGTGGAAGTTGCGGTAATGTCGGTAGAACCATCATAGTTCACCGCATCACCATCAATCAGGCCACGCATGGCAATGCGGGCATAGGCGGTGCCGTTCTGACCGCTGAACACTTCACGAATGTCAGGGTTTGCGGCCAATGCACGGGATTTCTTGATTTCGTTCATGTTCAGGTTGGGAACACGGGCCACCATGTACTTGAACGCTTCAGCATTGAAACTCTTGGAATCAAACTTGTTGTTAGGCATAGTTCAAAACTTCCTTTCTAAAAATAAGATTTGTAGGGGTGTTGGTTAGTCCAACTTTGCATCCGGGTGGGCTTCCAAATACTGACACAGTTCATCATAGGTCATTTTGGAAGGATCATCACCGGCCGGGGGCGTATCACTCTTTTCACCGGGCTTGGCACCCTTGAACTTCTTATCAGGGGCCTTGGTGTCAAACAGAAAAGCCGTGTCCTGACCGTCCACCAGCTTCTTGATTTCGTCACCCAAACCCTTCACCGTACCATCATCGGCCAGTTCAGCCTTGGCAAGAAAATCAGCCATCAGCGCCTTAACAGCGGTGTTGTTCTTGGCCTTGGCTCCGGTCAATGCCACATCAACGGCGTTGCCAATCTTCAACGCCTTCATTTCGGCTTCATGGGCCTTCTTCTGATTGGCGTTGTCGGTCTGAAGCTGGGTGATCTGATCCTGAAGCGCCTTGGTGTCACCTGTGGACTTCTTCAGCGTTTCAAGCTGGGTGTCACGCTCTTTGATGGTGTTCTTGGCGGTGGTCAGTTCGGTGTTGACCTCATTGAACCGGGCCTTGGTGACGAAGGAACCGTTCAAGCCCTCCATAACCTTTGTGGCCTGTTCTTCAGTCAGGCCCCATTCCAACAGCTTTTCTTTAGTCATTGTTGTTACCTCCAAAATCCTTTTTTACCGTGGGTTAGGAACCACGATTTTCCCGGTTCTGTTTACCGCCCACCACCGGGAAACGGCGAAAATGGTATGAAAAAACCACCACCGGCCAGAAGGCCGGGGTGGTCAAATCATCAATTAAGTTAATGCGTCAATGATAATGCGATAGCGTTCACGGTTCGGCTTGTAAATGCCCCGTTTGTAATAACTCAAAGACGCTTTACAAATGTTCGTCAGCTTGGAAAGTTCCGTTACGGAAATGCCCCGTTCATCCATCAGTCTTTGAATCTCCGTGCAATCCACAGGCCCATCCAAGGCCGGGGGCGTGGCGGTCACTTCCGGGATATTAAACCCGGCCTGTTCCAGAAATCCAAGCACATAGGGAAGCCGTTCATTCCGACAGGTAGCGGCCAGTTGTGCCGCCTTCATGTAATCGTCTGTGGTCAAGGCTCTTGCTTTCGGGATGATGGAATAACTTCCGGTTTTGCGGATTGCGGGAAGAACATCATGCGTCACCCAATGTTTGAAGCGTTTTGCGCTTTCCAGCTTGCTTCCGAAGATCAGGGCGTAAAGGCCGCTTTCGTTGATGATGGTCATTTGCTGCTTCCCTGAAGGTGTTTCCATTTCGGAAACGCCTTTATCTTCCGGGTCAACCTTCTTGCTGACTGCCGCCCGTGGCGATTCATACCCCAAGGCAACCGCCACATCCTTGCCCACGAACCAAGGTTCTTCCTCAATGGTCACGGTTCGCACCTGTCCAAATTCGGGGTTGGTGAATACCTGAAGTTCATTCATGCCTTCTTCACCGCCTTCTGTCCACGGGCAAAGCCCAGCTTGAACACCACGGCAATCAGCTTGAAAGTGTCGTGATGATATGCGTCATAGAGTTCATCCAGTTCATTCCTGCGAAGGTCATACTTACCGGGGTGTACGCCTTCAATGCTCTTGATCAATTTTTCCATGTTAAACCTCCATCAATTTTCACTTGATAGAAGTTCCCAACTGTGATAGAATGGATTTATCCAGTTGGGAAACCTCTGGTTTTAGAAACAGTCGCTTACTTGTTCAGGGTGGAGCGGCTGTTTCACTTTTCTTGTGCCAAAAGTAAATCAATCCCTTGCCGAATAGCTTCTGCCCGTGTAATATCATGCTTGGCGCAATATTCATCAAGGCGTTTTGTTGCTTCATCGTCCAATCGAACTTTCACATCATTCCTTTTGGGATTGTTCGCTTTCGGCCTTCCGGTTCGTGGAGACATCGTATCACCTCACTTTTTGAGTTCCACAAACTTATTATAATAATTGGAACTCAAAAAGTCAAGAGGTTTTTGGAAAAATTTTAGGCATAGAAGAAGGGAACAGGTTTTCACCTGTTCCCTTGAAGATTGGACTTTGGCCGGAGCGTCACTCCCGGCATCTCTTTTGCCCACTACCAAAAGGCGTGTGGCGTATGGGAACGCTTTTTCCACCTCAAAGCCCGTTCTTATCCTATCTAAAGTATAGCAGTATTATTCCCGCTTGTAAAGGATTTTCTTGTTCTTCACATTCTTCTTCCATGTGGTTTCACCAATTTGCCAGAAGGACAAGATGGAGTTTCGATATTCAGCGGGGTCACTCTCTACCTTTACCCGTAGAATCACTTTGAACTTTTCGCCATTTTCTTCAATTTCTTTCAGAATCACACCGGTATTAGGCTTGTTTGCTTCCAAGATGTAATCCGGGTTTTCCAGAATATCCGCAACATACTTAACGAACTGTTCGTAATCTCCGGGGTGGCGTTCTTCAATATGCTGAATCCGTTCCGGGGTGATAATCACTTCATCGGTGGCGATCTCGTCCGTAATGCAACGGTATTTTTCTATATCAATACGGCCTACCGTCTGCACATTGGAACCCTCGCTTTTTACCATCGAAACTGTATTTTTAATTATACTCCCGATGGTTGCAAGGGTCAACCCATCTTTGGAACCGTTGTCCACAAAAGTTTTCTTCCATTCGGAATAACTCATATTACCGGGGACATAGTAAACTTTTCCATCCTGATCCCTTGCGGCTCTTTCACCCATATATTTTTCATCAATGGCGGGAACCGTAGTTCCTCGGCAATGTGGATGAAACGGGGGAACGGTAACACCCGGTTGAAACTCCGACATGGGAACCACTTTTCGATCCATACTTGCACAAAATGCACAGGTGATGGAATCCAGCGTTTCCAAAATCTCCACATTCTTAACGCCCAATTCCTTATAGGTCTCTTTTGCGGCAAGGGCGTTGAAATAGCTTGTTTCCGTATTTACAAGTCGTGCGGCCTGGTACCGGGAAACTTTGAACTTCTTCTGAATGGCATCCGTGATTTTTTGGGGGCTGTCACCACGAAGAAGGCCCTGAACCAATTCTTTTTGAAGGCTGTCAACCAATTCTTGTTTCTTGAACCAAATACGGTCACTAAAGGTTCGCCCGTCCGTTGTCCAAGGCTTTGAAAGCAATGTTTCAAGTTTCTTCTGATCCAGCCCGGTAATATCCCAACCAAGGCCAACGCCCTTCTGAACCTCAAAGGCCGTGTGGGTGTAGCCATTGCCCACAACTTTCTTCAACAGGGCATCCAGACTATCAACCTGATTGCCATATAGCAATTCAAGCTGTTGTTGAATACCTGTCTGGACAGCTTCAAGGCGGGAAATGTGGAACCGGGCGGACGCATTTTCCAGCTTCTTCAACCATGTCGTATCCAACCCGGCCTGTTCACCGATCTTGATATACTGTTCAACGCTCCAATGAAATTCTTCAAGCTGTCCAGCAGTCAACCATTTCCGGGCATCGGTCAGGCTGATTTGGTTGTTCACCGCAAAACGGGCATACCAGCTTTCAATTTCCTTCTGAACGGAACGCTGTGCATCCAGATACAGTTCTTCCATGTCCTGAATGGTTCGCTGGGCTTCTCGGTGGGCGCTGTCCTCCAAGATGGAAAACCGTCCACGCCAATAGTCCGCATTTCTCATGGGCGGTTCCTCCAATCCTGAATTTATCGCCTACAATTCAAACAGTATTGATAAGCGTCTACTTGGCCTTCAAGGAATTTGATTTTGTCATGCAATTCCTGATTTTCTCTGCACTTCAATTCAAATTCCTTGTTTCTCTTGTTCAAAACATCTTCTGCTTCACGCAGTTGCGATTCCAAACAACAAATCCTTGTTTTCAGTTCATAGTTTTCATCCATGATGGAACCTTCTTTCTGAAAAATGGTGCTGAAGGTGGGATTTGAACCCACACGCCTTGCGGCAACGGATTTTGAATCCGCCGTGTCTGCCTATTCCATCCACTTCAGCTTATTAGGCCACGCTGTTTCTTCATAGGGGCTTGCGCCTTGCTGAATTTTGGTTCCTTCCTTTGTGGCCTTGGTAGCCCGTGCCGGGATCGAACCGGCGTTACCGCCGTGAAAGGGCGGTGTCTTGACCACTTGACTAACGGGCCATGATGGGCCGGGGAAGGGAATTTCACCCTTTGGCGGGTAGGAGTAATAGCACCCCGCCACACTCAATGTCTGCCCCGGCGTATATTGTGAAACGGCGGGGGTTATTCGCCCCCACCATTATCACCTTGGTTCGGGTTGCCGGTCTGGAAGGCCCCGGCGTATTCCTGTGCCTGTGCCATAGCTTCTTCCTTTTCCTTCTGCAACCGGGCCATTTCTGCTTCAACATCCGTAACCCACGGGTGCTGTTCCACAATGGTTTCATTGGACAGAATACCAACGGACTTGGAACAGTTTTCAATGGATTCCGATTCATTGATCAGAATATCCCTGTTGAACACAATCGCCACATCATCCGTGAAATCTCCAACGCCGGTGTTGCTGAAGTGGTTGTTGATGAACCACAACAGTTCTTCAAAGGCCGCTTGGAACTCGGTTTCCATGCCGTTTGCGTCAAGGTCAATGTCAGAATACATGGATTGAATGTTCATCTGATTGGGATTCCCGGACAGGCGATCATCTTTGGCATCGTAGCCACGGGCATTTTCAATCAGGGCTTTCTTGAACACATCCAAAATGGCCTTGTAGTTCTCGGAACTGACTTCCACTGTCAGGGTGGTAACATCACCATTATCACGAACCTTCACGGCTCCGAAGGTGGCAAGGTTGCGGCGGAACTCACCAAGATTTTCACCATCGTAATTCTTCAGGATCAGGATGGTGTTCCGTGCGTCCTCTTGCATATTGTTTTCAAAGTCGGAAATCATGGTGTTGATTCCGTCCTGAAGGGTTTTCACACGGCGAATCAGGGGGATTTCCTGTTTGTTATACTTGAACGGAATCAGGGGAATCCGTTCCCAATTCAATTCGGTGGGTTCCTTGCCTTCTTCCTCAATGGTGAAGTAGCTTTCATGTTCCCCGGCTTCCACATCAGGCTTCAGTTCGCTTCCATCATAGATATACCGGTAAAGGCCATCGGTCTTGAACAGTTCAACCCGTTCAATGATTTTCTTGGTATATCCATCCCACACTTCCTGCGGGTAAAGACGGATAGCAGAATCAAGGATGGTGTGATCATCGTCAGCCCAAAACGGAAGAACTTCATAGGCCGGGAAATGTTTGAAGGCCAGATTGCCCTTTTTGTCATAGAACGGGAACAACCAGCCAAGGCCACCATTCAAGGCATCTTCACAAACATACTTCAGAAGCCGGTGGAATCGCTTATTGAACACATCGTTCAAAGCGTCCGCATAGGCTTTGTTCTGACAGTTCACCGTGAAGGGCTTGCCCACAAGGTAGTTGGTTTTCTGATCCACCATCAGGGCATATTGGTTATCAATCAGGCGGTTGTTCGGAAGATTATCCACTTCCTGAAGTTTGCCATCAGCACCAATGATTGTGCGCTTCCGGTTCAGAATGTCATGACGGCCTTCATAGTAGTCAGCGCCTTTGATCTGATCCATGCGCTTCAGGCTGTTCTTCCATTCACGGATTTCAGCGGCATAAAACTGAAGTTCAGTCATGCCGGTTCGCCCACCCTGAAGGATCAGGCGGTTGATACGCTCCATAGCGTTATCCAGAAACATATTCACTTACCGCCTTTCTTCATTGCTTAATAAATACAAGCCCCCGGAAACCATGTGTTTCCGGGGCAATTTGTTACTATCATGTTGTTAATCGAAGCTGAAGGCGGGGCCAACCAGCATATCTTCCAGCCCATAGCGCATGGCATCCATCAGGTGGTTGAAATCATCAATGGGGGTGTTAATCTTGGCCCCGAACTTATCTTCAGCCCAAGTGTAATTTGAAATTTCGGTAATGAAATTCACACACCGGGGATGAACAATGATGGTGTAACCCTGAATGTACTGGATTCCGTTATTGATACTGTCCTTACCCTTCCGGGCCGGTCTGATACGATGAAGGCCAGCTTCCCGCAATTCGTCAATGCTCTTGGGTTCTGCACAATCAGCCTTGATCCGTTCCTTGGCGTAACCCATGGCGGTAATCCGTTCACAGATTGCCCGGTTGGTCAGGGCCTTTTCATACAGTTCATCGAAAACCCAAATGGTCTTTTCTGCTTGGCTCACCAGCCCACAGAACAGGGCCGTGGGATCGTTGGTATAACCGAAGTCAAGGCCGAAGGCGCTTTTCACACCGGCCTTTTTGGAAATGGCCTGAATGTCAAAGGCTTCTTCCCGCCAATTATCGAAAATCAGGCCATCCACAATGCCCCAACCCCCAAGGCCAGCCACCTTGTAGCGGCGGGGGTTGTTTTCCTTCATGGTGTTGAACACCTTCAAATCCGCCGTATCCAGCCATTCATTACACAGGTAATTGGTGGTTGTGGCGTAAATCTGCCCATCCGGGCTGATCCAGCTATCATGGAACTTGTATGTGGGGTTCCCTTGGGCATCCTTGCCGGTGATCTCCCCGAAGAAGCGTTTCCTGATCCAATGCTTTTCGTTCCACGGGTTGAATGTCAGCGTGATTTGCTTGAACAGGCCGGTTTCTTCCGGGATAGCACCACGAATGGATTCATCCAGCATATCAAAATCAGCTTCATTCATGATTTCGTATGCTTCTTCAATCCAGCACCAGCACAGAAACCCTATTTCAACCGTAATTGAAGTGACCTTCAGGGGATCATCAAGGCCCCGAAAGTAAATCTTCTGACCGGTGGGAAGGTAGGTCATTTCAAGGGGGCTTTCCTTGATTTCCCAATAGGCTGAAACCCCAAGGCGGTTGATTGCCCATTTCAGTTCAGTGAAACAGGAATCTTTCAAGGTTCTGAACACCTTGCGAACCACAAGGGTATTGGCTTCCGGGTATTGCATCATCCGTTTGATGATGTTCAGGGCCGTTGTCTTGGATTTCTTGGAAGCACGGCTTCCCTTACACACCCGATAACGGCCTTTGAAGTTCCAGAAGGTTCCGTAACCCTTGCCAACCACTTCAGGAAGGTGAACCCGCTTGGCCTGTGGGCTAATCTTCAAGTTGATCATCCCCCGTGATAATCACCGGAACGGCCCCTTCCACACCTACCTTGTCCGTGAACATACCGTAACGCTTGCCAATCAGTTCAGCGGCCTTCAGCCGTTCTTTGGCTCCAACCTCTTTCTGTGTCAACTCTTGGCAACCGTCACCGCAAAGAATCGGGATTTCTTCAGTATGTTCACCCCGCATCACCGAAGTAAGATACTTCATCACTTCTTCAGCATCAGCGATTTTGGCCGAATGAAGTTTTTCAAGTTCGGTTTCGATGTAGGCTTTCAAGTCAGGTTTTGCAAGGTTTTCCGAACCCGTTTGCTTTGCTGTCTTAGGTGAATACCCGGCCTTAATCGCCGCATCGGTAGCGTTGCCGCTGATCAAGTATTCATCACAGAACTTCCGCTGTCTTGGTGTCAAGGTATTCACCGCCTTTCCTGAAAAAGTGAAATGCACCCCTATAAGGGGTGCATTTTTACGATTCCAGCATAACACGCTTGACACTATAAAATCCTACACACTTTTCACAAGAATAGGATTTTACACTACATTTCAAGCGATAATAAAAGGTTATGGTTCTTTTCAGCAAAAGCAATCAGGGCCTTCCCGTGAATCTTGTAAACCTGTGAAATTGAAAAGTTAAGGTCAAAGGCAATATCAAGCCATTTTTTCCCGTCAATGTACCGGGCAATCAGAACATTTTGCTGATCGAAGTCTGCAAGGCTCTGAATTGCCGTCAGGGTGGTTTTCTTCAGGTCAACAAGTTCATCAATCCGGTCATTGATGGTGCGTTCAAGTTCATCAATTTTACAGATCGTAATTTCAAGGCTGTTCTTTGGGCCTGAAGTCTGAACCTTGTCCGGTTTCAGTTCACACCCGATGGAAGTTAGCCGGGAACGCTCTGTTTCAACCGTACTCAAAAGCCGATTGATCAAAGCATCAAGGCGGCTGATCTGATTCAGAAAATCCTTGGCTTGCTGGGCAAGGTCTTTATCATTCACTATGTAACACATCCTTTCTGGAATAGATGTTGAAGGGCTTCAAACGCTGTCATATCAAGGGCTTTGGGAAATTCCTTCAACATTCAAGATCAAAACCGCCTTCTTCACTATTATTACATTCTTCATATACTATATATTTTTTTCTCTTAAATAATTGAAGTAATCTGTTGAATGTTGAATGTTGAAGGATTTCACAGAAAATCAAGGCGGCGCAAGGGTTTCAGGGCCTTCAACATCATTCCGCATATATTGAAGGCCGCTGTTCCAACCCCTACTGAAGAAATACTGGTCAGCCGCTCCGGGTGGGAATGTTATCAGAAAGATACCAGACAATCAGGAACCACACCGGATCAATGCTGAAATATTTTGCCACGGTCATCAGCGCCATTACTATGACAAGTACCACAAGCATTTTCTTCATCGGCGTTCCACCGTTGTTCCTGCGATCTCAATACCCACCGCCATAGCTTTGAAATCATCTTCATTGCCTTCCAGTTCCAAGGTGTCGCCGTCAGCATTTTTCAGAACAGCGGTGTAAACCTCATTTTCTTCATCGAAGCTGAACTGACAATCGTTTTCAACATAGCGGTCAATATCTTCTTGGTTGTCACACTCCAAAAAAGTGAAATCCATCAGTTCAGCACCTTTGCAGTTTCCGCCGATCTCAAAGGCAACATGGCCTATGTAATCCCATTGCATGAAAGTAACCCGGATCACATGGACACCCTGAAAATTCGGATCATAGTAATTGATCATTTGTATTCCCTCCCGGTCTTTCGGTCTTTGATTTCAATGCGGTTCAGAAGTTCAAACCCCGCCAACCGGGTAATGTACTTCAGAACGAAGATCAGGGTGTTCACCCGCTTTTGCTGTTCATCTTCATCCCGGATGATGTTCTTTGTGCCGTGGTAGGCTGTCGGATCGTGATAGCCTTCAGCATTTTCCCAAGGTTTAGGCATCGGTTTTCCCTCCTTCTTCTCTGTACCATTCTTCAATATCACACCCAATTTCCTTCAGCTTTTGACGGGCCAGCCACCCTTCATCTGCCTGATCCATCAGGTAATATTCCCGTAGCTTCCGGGTTTCGGCATAGAACAAATCCCATGCTTTTTTCAGGCGCTTGGGGCCAAAGCCAAACTGGGTGTGAAGCATCCACAGGATGGAAGATTCCTTGTCCATATCGAAGGCCAGATCATTTTTCACAATCTGTTCATTGATTGCATGATCCAAGGCCCGTTGTTCAGCTTTGTTGAACTGCACCCCAAAGATTTTCCCGCCTGACTTCTTAAAGATCGGCATGGTATTCACTCCAAATATCATCGAAGCAAACCGGAATCAGGGCGTGAACCTTGTCCAACAGGATCAAGGCCACTTCCCGCATCTGCGGGTGTGCGGCGGGGGAACAACGCAACTTCAGGAAGTGCCGCCATTCCCGAATGTTGGCCGTCATAACCACTTCCGTTTTCAGGCTGTTGGGCAACACGGAACGGGCTTCCTGCGGGGTGCAACCTTCCGCCAACAAATTAAAATAGGCGGTTTCCGTTGCTTCACAGGCCCTTTTCCAAATGTGGGTGGTCTGCTCATTCAGGAAGCAAGGTTCAATCACCGTGATTTCCTCACCGAACTTTCCCTTGCCGTAGTTACAATAGCGTGTGCTTTCTTGGCAATAAGAAGCCATCCGGTGGCGAACAATTTCGTGGGAAACCCCACGATCACAGATAAACTTCACCGTGAAGGAACAATGTTCCAGAACCGCTTCATGCCCACGCTTGATGATCCCGGCAACGAACTTTTCAGCGGAACCTTCCGTGATCTTATCCTCGGACTTGTAGCAGACACGGCCACATTGTTCCAGCCGCTTCAGAATAGTGGCCCCATCAATCGGGGTGATGAACTGCACATCAGGCTTGATAATCTTCATAGTACACCTCCAAAATCATTCCTGTGCTGTGAACGGTAGGGATCGAATCCTTCAGGATAACGCTTTTCCAGCTTCTTCAGGTTTTCTTCCATGACGGTATCAAGGTCAGAACCAATAGCGTTGCACAGAACGGCCAGATACCAAGCCACATCCCCAAGTTCTTCAATCATGTGGCGCTTGTCCAGTTCATGGCCGTGGAAGAAATGCTTCTTCACCTGTTCGGCCACTTCACCAGCTTCACCACAAAGGCCCAAAGCACATTCCAGCTTCAGGCGGTCGGCGCTGGAACGGTCAGCGGTTCGCAAAGCATCCCGCATATACCGGTTAGCGTTCATCAGAATCACCTTCTTCCATAGCATCCAGTTCCAACACCGTCATAATGGCGTAGTTGGCAAGGTCAATCAGGGTATCACGGATGGATTCATCCTTCACTTGCTGAACCCCGGATTTGGTCAGGCTCTTGAACCGGGCCAGCTTATCCCCAAGCCTGATCCGGGCCATTGCCATTCCTTCCTCCGTGAAGGTCTGGTGGAAGGAATCACCGTAGTCCTGATTCTTCCGGGCGTACAGGTCATTGATTTCCTCACAGATCAGGGCGTGTTTTGCAACTTTTGTGTCTGCCATCATTCATCATCCTTTCAGTTAAACCATTTGATAATTGGATCACCGGTGAAGCCTTTTTCCCACACATACCATGCATAGGCAATGGCGTTTTCCGGTTTTCTGCTCATATCGCCGTTTTTATAACAGGAAAGCCGGGAACGGCTGATATAAACCTTTCGGGGGGGGGGGGGGCGTCTGAAGAACTCACCCCGTTTTTGACCTTCCAAGAACTGAACCTTCAGGAACATAGCCACTTTCCCACCGGGCCGAACGCTTTCAAGCGCCCGTTGAACAAATTCAAGGCCGATTGAATACGGCGGGTTTGTGATTATATCACCTTCAAAATCGTCCAATGTTTCCGTCAGAAAATCCAACGGTTCAGGATCACCGAAACCACGGTAAATCAGATCGGTGGAAATGACTTCATAGCCGTGGGCCTGAAGCACCTTGGAAATATGCCCTTCACCACAGGCCGGTTCCCAAATAACCGGGGAAAACTGTTCCAGTTCCAGAAGCATTTCCACGGCCTTTGGATCGGTGGCGTAATAATCAAATGCTTCTCGTTCTTCAAAAGCATGGTTGGAACTGCCCAAGGTGGCAAACACCTTTTTGGAACCACTCATTCATCTTCACCACCTTCCACGAATACCCGGCATTTCCCAAGGCGGCTGATCCATTTGTCCACAATCACCAGCCCACAGCGTTTTGTGATTTGTCTGGAAAATTCAATGTTTGAAAGTGCTTGGAAGTTATTTGCAATGCAATATTCCTTGTACTTCCGGTAAACCGTCTTTGTAGCTTCATTCACGATGGAATCCAAGCCAATTTCTTTGATGAAACCGATAATGGGGTTGTTGTTTTCCTCATATTCATCCAACTGCCCCTGAACCCGACTGGAAGTGGTGAACTGTGCATTGCCCAATACTCGCTTCAATCCCTGAAGGCCAAGCAAGGCCAGATATTCCATACTGCTTTGTTCACACAGTTCATCCTTGATGAACGGGCGGAAGTCTGCATCATTGGGGGTGAACTTGGCATCGAAGGGAACGATCACCAAACGCCGCTGAACGGCTCCGGTTTTGTCCTTGATACGGGGAATATTGTTGGCGCTGAACAGGAACTTGGAATAATTGTTGAACTCAAATGGATCTTGGCCTTTGCGCTCCACATTCACCCGATCACCCGTGACCAGCTTCTTGAACACGGAAGCATTGGCAATAAATTCATCACCAATATCATCACCGATGTTTGCCAGCTTGCCGAACAGTTCGGCGGTTTTGAACCTATCACCCAATTCCTTCAGGTCAAGGGAAGCAATGTTCTGATCTCCAAGAAGGTTCTTCACCACATGAAGGAAGGTGGATTTGCCGTTGCTCTTATCGCCAATCAGGATGAAGGCTTTGCCAAGTTCGTTGCGGCGGTACATACAATAGCCCACCATTTCTTCCAGCAAGGCCCGAACTTCAGGATCATCACAGGCCAGCCGGTTCAGGGTATGATCCAACAGATCATCATGGGCGGCGGGGTTGTACGGCCACGGGATTTTGTTTGTAATGACCACATCCGGGGTGAACTCTTTGAAGGAACCATCCCGGATATTGTAAAGGCCGTTGCTGAAAGCAATGATATTCGGGTTGGTGGCCTTGGTGTTTTCCTCAATCATGATTTCCAAATAGGACAGGACTTCCGAACGCCACGCCCGCTTCAGGTTGCTGATCAGCTTGATCATGGCCCCTTCAATCTCACCGGCACCGGAAACATAGATACCATCCTTGTAAATGTGAAGCTGGTTATTGATCTTCACAATATGGTTGTTGTTCTTCAGGTAGGTAGCGAACTTATCAAACAGGAAGGTTTTATCCCGGAAGAAGGATGTTTTCTTGAAGGCATCATCCCGAAGGATCACATCAAGTTCCTTGTCGGAAAGGGGCTTCTTCAGCACATAACGGTTAATCAGCCTGATACATTCACGGGCTTCTTCCTTGGTGAAATCGTCACTCTGAAGGGTCAGAATGTAGTTGAACAGGGTTTGGTTCCGCCCATCACCTTCCCCAAGGTTCGGGAAATCATAGTTGCTTTTTACTGGGGTCAGCCACTTGGGAAGTTCCTGAATCTCCCCTTCAGGGAAGTCATACAGAATGGGCCGTTCCACGCCACCGGACTTCAAGATTTCATAGCTGTTATTGGCTCCAACCTTTCCATCCGTGGTGATACCCACGGCCAAGGTGCATTTCGTCCAGCTTTTTTTAACACCACAGTTCTTGAACAAGAAGTGTTTTCCCCGTGTGGTGGCGTACACTCTGCACTTCAGTTCTAAATCCTGAACAATTCTGAACAAAAGTTCAGATGTTTCCGCATCGTCCACATCAATCAGGATGGTTTCTTCTCCAAGAATACCGGCGTATTCATCAAGGTCTTGGACTTCTGAACGGGTTTTCAGTTTTTCAATGCCTTTGAATTTTTCAAGGCATTGTTTATTTCTGGTAGGCACATAGCCCCTAAATAATTCCATGCTTCAACGCTCCCCCCCCCCGAAAGGTCATATTGTTCATCGTTCCACCCCAAAATCTTTCAGGCGATCCCAAGCAACATCAATGTAATATTGCTTGTCCAGTTCATCCGGGATGGGAAGATTGGTCACATCATCATTGATGAAGAAACAATGATCCGGTGTGTTGCCGAATTTTTCAGGGTTCTTTTCCCGGCCCTTGATGATTTTCCCGGAAACCTTGAAGATTCCGCCCTTGCTGTGATCCTTGGAAGCAAATACCCGGAAGGTCTTATCCGTCTGAACCTCACCGCCGCTGAAACGGGTGATTTTCTTGGAACGGCCTTTTTCATCCCTGATTTTGGCTTCCATAATCACCGGGGAATAAAGTGCGTATTTGTACTTGCTGGAAACCTTCACAACCTTCTGGAAATCCCGCAAGCTGTCACAGGCCAGAATGGTTTCTTCCGGGGTAATACCCTGAAGGAAGTAATTCACAATGGCCCTGTTGACAATGGGAAGGTCATAATCCAGATCGGACAGCTTTTTGACATAGGCACCCTTGCACTTCCAACGGGGTTTCCCTTTTTCGTCCTTCAACGGCCCGGAAGGAACAATAATATAGTTGTTCACATCCTTCTGATAAACCTTCTGGAACTCGTCAAATTCAAGCCGCATCCCGGTTCTTTTCTCCCACTCCCAACACAGATCATCCAGCATTTCAAAATCTTCATACCGGCGAAGTTTTACCAGAATACCATCTGTGTTGCTCTGGATGATTTCACAGTGATCTTCCAACCGTTCAATCAAATCCAAAAGAAGAAGCTGACCGCCCACACAAACATTGTTGGCCTGACGGGGATCATACATGGCATTGTGCTTGTCCTTCATAGCCCCATAGGTGCTGTTCAGAACAATTTTGTAAGGCTGTTGCATGGGGTTCTTCTCTGCCTTCAGCTTCAGGCGGGTGTGGTAGATTTCCGCATACTTGGAAGGATCGTGAACATTGCGGGAAAGCCACTTATAAACCAGCATCAGGGAAGGATAATAGGAAGCCACATCAACATTCACGAACCAGCCTTCCCCGTGATATTTGGGAATGGCCCCATGAAGGCCACCCCAAGCAAACACATGGGGAACCCCGGCCACATCCAATTCAAGGGTTTTGGAATAATCCCGGTTCAGCGGATTTTTATACCAGTTCAGAACTTCCGTGTATTTTTCGATCCGCAAGCTGGGCGGGAACTCAATTTCAAATTCATCATTATGTTCCCGCTGAACGGCTCCAAGGATTTTGGCGGAAAGCTGGGCCTTTGTGCGGCCAATGTCAGAAATGGGAAGGTGGAACGCCTTCACAAGTGACATTTGGGCATCAAATTCATCTTCCTTCCGCCTTAACCACACTTCCACCGTCTGTTCCACATCATGGCGGCAATATTTGACTGTTTCGGCCAGTTCCGCTTCAGTCAAAGGCCGGTCAATATCAAAGGGAACAGAAGTTTCTTTGATGGAATGGCCCATGAACGCTTCCAGCGCCTTCAGGCTGATTGGCGGGTTCGGCATCACATCATAGTTGATCAGCGGGTATTCCCGGAACAGGGCCGAAAACCTATAACCGGGTTTAGCCTCTGCAATGATCCAATCATTCACAGGCTTTGGATCAAACCCACACAGAATGGCTTTCAAAATGTACTGATCATAGTTTCGGGAATTGTACCCGGCCCAAATCACACCCTTGTGTTCCTCATAGAAGCGTTTCAACTTGTCGGGATCGTTGATAATCACGGTTTCCTGTCGGGCGTTCAGGTCGATCAGCACAACCAGCCAGTCATACCGGAATACCTCAAAATCATAGAAGATCATCAACTCACCATCCTTTTAGCTTTTTGTGAAATCGGTCAGCGTTTCCGCCTTATCAGCCCCGCCACGGGAAGGCTTTCACTTGGGGCCATTGTGGGGCCGAAGCCCCACAAGTTGTGCTTGAAAGTTAAGGTTCAAAACCGTATCAAGCACTATATGTGCTCGATTTGATTATAAAAAATATCAGATCAGTTTTCAACCTCAAAGACTTCATCAACGGTGATGGAATTGAAACGGGAATCATCATAATCCACCGCATATTCCAAGGTTCCATCAATGGCTTCCGCCACATCCATGACAAGCTGGGAAAACTGCTTGTAGCTGGTGAAGCTGATAGGCACACCGGAATCCAGCTTTTCAAGGAAGCCCATAGCCGAAGCGATCATGTTCTTGTCATTCTTGGTGCCGTACAGAACACGGTTCATAAACAAACGCTGGTTCTTGTAGTCACCGGACAGGATTTTGAAGGACACAGCCAGCATGGGGCGGTTGGGATCGGCCTTGGTGCCTTTGATCTCCATGGTTTCCAGCTTCACTTCATACTTGCCAGCGGGAATGGTGGGGAAATCTCCGCCGCCGTTCTTCTTGGCATCCTCCACATCGGCCTGAAGGCCCTTCAGATCAACGGAACGATCAATCTTGTCAAAATCAATAGCCATAGTGTTTTACCTCCATAAAATGTTGTGTTCAGATAGTTTTGAGAATATCAGCCAACCCATGGAACAGGCCCTTCATAACCTCTGCGGTTTCCTTGGCCCGGTTCATAGTGTCAACTTCTTCTTTCGTAGGGGCAAATTCCTTGTCGGGGATAAACAGATCATCGGTCAGAACCCCATCCAACAGGTGATCCAGCGCCGCATCAAACATCACTTCATAGAAATCATCGTGGTTGGCGGCATAGTTAGCAATCGCCATTTTTGCGGCGATCCGGTGATACTGAATCAGGGATTCTGTGTCAGCATCAGGCGGGGGGGGGATCAGGTTTGCACACACCTGAATCTTGCGAATCAGGCCACGGCGGTTCAATTCATCTTTGAACCTGTTCAGGGCATCGTTTTTCATGTTGCTTCCTCCTTATATTTGGTTGGAAATGATTTTTCCAATCTCACGGATTGAATGGGCGATCTTCTCACGGCTGATCCGCTTTTGCTGAAGAACTCCCGTAATTGCGGCGGCTTCTGCCTGAATATCCTGAAAGGCTCTGGAATTGCTTTCAAGGCTTGCTTCATAGGAAGCAAGGTCGGTGTTTTCCCCGGCCTTGGCCGATCTCACTTCTTCATCAGCATTTTCAGCGTATTCCCGGAAATACTTGGCCGCTTCATAGCCCATGTGTTTTTCAACCAGATATTCAAAATCACGGGCATTGAAGATGGTTTCGGGCTTCCCGGCGATCATCAGCACATCAGCCATTATTCTTCACGCTTCTTCCGGGTGCGGCGGGGCGGGTTCACATCCATCTTGGGTGCGGGTTCCTCTGCCGGGGCCTTGGGGCGATCCCACAGGGGGCAACCATCGGGGCCGCCTTCCTTATGGCAACGGTGGCCAGCGTCAATGGACGGGCAAAGGGGGATTTCCGGGTTATCGTCATGCTGTTTGAAAATGCGCTCACCGTCCGGGCATTTGGGAAGGTCATTCCAAGGCGGGGTGTCACCGGTGGCCGGTTCGGGTTCCTCAACGGCTTCACCGCCGCCCGGTTCCCAAGTTCCATCAGGATCACCACACGCCGCCTTTGCCGCATCCTCAACCGGATCATAAGTATCAACCGGGGCCGGGGTTTCAGCCTTGGCCTTTCTGCCCCTTCTGCTGGGCGCTGTGGTGGCCGTGCCGGTGGTTTCGGGTGCGGGGGTAGCCGGGGTGTTGCCGCCGCGCTTAACGGCTCCTGCGGCCCTCTGGTTGGCTTCCTCATAGACTTCACAAAATGCGTCATAGGTTAGCGGAATTTCCTTTTCGTGGACGGTCAGACGGCCACCGCCGAAAATGACTTCCGAAGTCTTGAAAGACATCACCCGTTCATCATCGTCCGCCACGATACGGGCCACCAGATCAACCATACCGGCCACCTTGTTTGCCACCTTATCCTGAAGGTTCGGCTTGATGGAACTGATCTTATCCCCGCCCTTGCGTGTCAGGTCACGGCTTCTGTCCTCATGGCTGATCAGGATGATATTTTCATAGTCCAGATTCACAAGCCGCTTCAGGGTGTTCAGGAACTCGCTTCTGACCATATCCCACGCACGGAAGGAATCATCGGATTCATGCTTCCAGCCCTGACGGTCACAAATGTAAACCCGGCACGATTCATAAACATCTTCCAGAAGGTCAACCACGATGGTTCGGAAATCGTTCTGTTTCTTTTCCAGTTCGGCCACGGCATCCATGAACACTTCATAGGCCAACTTGCGCTTGGTGATACGGCCTTCCACCGTAACGGTGTCACGAATGGCGATATAGGGGGCATCCACAAACTTGATGTTGCCATCCGTGTTCAACATCAGGGGATCGGGGAACTGATTGGCAAAGAAGGTTTTGCCGCTGAAGGGTGCGCCGTAAAGCCACACAACCTTCTTCTTGGTGGCGTTCAGATCACGGCGTTCATTCTTGGGAAGTAACATATAATCCCATCCTTTCTGACAATATTCTTCATACTCACACCATCCACAAAAATGGTTTGGGTTCTTGGGAAAGTCTGTGGCTTCAACCATGTGCTTCACATCGGTCAGGAAGTCCACAATCTTCATGGGGTTGTACTGAACCGGCATCAGCGTTGGTTCAGCATCTTTCAAGGCCGCTTGCAAGCGGTCACGGAATTGGGAAAGGGTTTCGGCGCTTTTCTGCCTGATCTTGGGCTTGGGAACAATCAGGAAATACATATTTCTGATCCGGTGGCCGGGATGGGTCAGTTCATACCAATACTTGTATTCGTGAAGCTGACCGGAAACGGCGTAGTTCTTGGCGTTGTTGGAATATTTGAAATCGTACAGATCAAACGCTTCAAATTCATTCAAATCTTCACCAGTGATCAGGCCATCCAGCTTCAGGCCCTTCCCCACGGGAACCAGATAATCCATAAAGCCGATGAAATCAGCGTTCCCGATTGGAAGTTCAAAGGTTCCGCCCGGTGGCAACATGGCCTTTGCCTTGGGGATCATGGCTTCCAACTTCATCATTTCATGAATGTGATCATCCGTCAGAACCGGGAAGCTGTTCTTGTAGAAGTCAAGGGCTTGTTCAACCCCTTCTTCAATGCCGGTGTGAAGGGCGGTGCCAAGGATCAGGGCGTTGTCTGCATCCGTGTTCGGGATCGTGTCTATCCCTTCCACATATCGCAAGCGGTATTTGTATGGGCATCTATCAAAGACTTCAACCCGGCTGTGGGAAACTCGCATTGTTTCACCCCTTTCACAATAGTCTTGAAGGCTTCAAAGCCTTCCGGGTAAAGGATGAACCCAAACCCATTGGAACCGTTGATTTGCTTCAGGTTCCGTTTCTGAAGTTCTGACGGGGTTCCGTTGGTGGCCTTCAGCTCTACTTCAAGGGCAATGCCCTTCACGGTGATCCGCATATCGGGAAGGCCGCTTTTCACATACCGGCTTCCACCCCAACGCTTTTCATAGAAGCCACAAGGCGGAACGGTCATTTTATCTTCAGGGTGGCCCAATGGGTAAATGCCTTCAGATTCCAACCAGTCCTTCAGGCGGTTTTCAAAGTTCTTTTCACCGGCCATCGGCTCACCCCTCCAACATCTGAATCAGGCTGTGAATACCTCTGACTTGGGTGAAGCCCTGAATTTTACCCGTTCCAGCGTAGAATTGAAACAGTTTATCATCAGACTTCCGCCAACAATGGAAGTGGCCTGTTTGCTCATTCTTCAGTTGATATTCAATGCCGTGGGCTTCAAACTGCTGAATGGCATAGGCGATCCGGCCGGGGTTCTTTGCAACCCGTTCTGAATGAACCTGTTTGGCATGATTTTTCAGGGCATCCCACACTTCATCCCTTGCCATCAGCTTCACCTTCTTCCTGTTTGGGAACATAGTCCTTTGCGGCTTTTCCCGGCTCACAATGCCAATGGCGGGAACAGCAATGGGGAATGGTGCCAATGACGGAACAATAACCGGGGTCATCGTGAACACAGGTGGCGCAAATATCAGTCTGTTTTTCCATCCGCTTCACTTCCTTTCACAACGAACCAATCATCACCAAGAAGATCAATAGGCCGAATTGAAAGCCCATTGGCAATCTTCTTGATATTTTCCAACTTGGGAAGCACTTCACCCCGTTCATATTTTCGGATTTGAACTTCATGAATCCCGGACAATTCCCCAAGTTGTTTTTGGGTCAAGCCTTTTTCATGACGCTTAATCCTGATACGGTCTTTGATTTCCATATCAGTTTCCGCCCTTCAGGGTGATCTTCACATAACCGGCCTTGGCAGTGGTCTTGGAACACTCGGAAGCAATGTCCGGGTATTTCTTCTTCAGCTTGGCGGAATCAATGCTGGTGGCATTGGTGGGCTTCACAAGGGTAAGGTTCAGAACATCGGATTCAAACTTATCCACGCCGAACTTCACCATTGCTTCATACAGCTTGGCCTTCATTTCCTTTTCCTGATCCTCAATGGCCTTCTTGTGGGCGGTCAGGGAAGCAATGGCGTTCAAGGTGGCAAGCTGGGTGTTTTTGAACTCCTGAAGGGCCGTTTCTTCATCGAAGGTGGCCGAACCACAGGCGTTCGGGTTTTCCTGACAGGAATCAGGGCAAGTGTGGAACTCCGGGCATTTGTGGCAACACCCATCGAACTTTCCACGGGGGCAAGCATTTTCACATTTGATCATTTTTCTGGTTCTCCTTTCAGATAAACATTCAACTGCTTCAGGCCGAAGGCGGAAGCGGCTTCATGGTTGTCAAAATAAATGTCGATCTGGTTTTCACCGTATTTGTCAATCACCCATTGGGCGGGGCGATCCTGAACGATGTATTCACCCAGGCCTTCCACTTCCACCACGGTTCCCAAGGGAAGCGGGGAAGCACAGGAAACACCGGCCTTCAGTTCCACACCAGCGGCACCATACACAATGCCGTTGGGCCGGTTCTTGGCCCATTCGCCGCAACACTTTTCACAGGAACAATAGGCGGTAATTCTGAAACTGCCCAACAGCACCGGTTCAGGTTCGGCGGGTTCTTCCACCAGCGGGGTTTCCACCGGCTCCAAGGTCACATCCGGGATCACGGCGGTAAGCTGATCCGGTTCAATGGGGGCATCCGGGGCCTTGCTGTTGACAGCAGAACAGCGCCCAAATACAAACCCCATTGCAAGGCCCATCAGAAGGGCCACAAGGAACATCCGCCTGAACCGCTGGTTAAGGGCTTTGCGGCGCTGTTGCCGCTTGCTCATACTTTCTGAATAGTTCATCGGTATAGTCCTTTCTCATTTCCAAAGTGGAAAGAATATCTTCTTCAACCGTTCCCGGACAGATCATCAGGTAATAGAAACAGGGCCGTTCTTGCCCAAGGCGGTGAATACGCTTTTGGGATTGCTCCCACAGTTCAGAACCTTGGGGAAGGCTGAAGTAAATGATTTTGTTGGCAAGCTGGAAGTTGCCGCCCATTGCACCGGCCTGATACTGAATGAAGGTAATGCTGTTGTGCTGGTAGCGGTAAGCATCCAAGTTCTTTTCTTCACCGGAAAGAACAGACACAGGCCGGTTCAGGCCCTTGGCAATCCCCTTCAGGCGTTCCATTTCTTCCGTGAAGTTATAGAACACAATCAAGCGATCTTCTGTACTGTTCACCAAATCCCGGAAGGCTTCATAACGGGCCGGGTTGTATAGGCCGCAAAGCTGACGGGCATAAAGGCGGCGGGTCAAACTGGTATCACCAATCAATTCCCGTTCACAATGGGCATTGGAACCGTAGAAATCCGCATCCAGTTCAAATTCACCAAGGTTGGCGCTGTCAATCGCAACATAACGATCATTCCAGAACTTCCAATAAAGGGGTGAAGGGCGGGTTTTGACCTTGATCCAGTTCCGTTTTGGAAGGCTGATCCCGGCCTGTTCGGTAGTCATGAAAACGGCCCCATGTTCGGCCAGCTTCATCTTCAGCCGGTCAACATTCTTATAGCCGGTAATCTGCTTCCGCCAAAAACCATCGGTTTCCACCCATTCCGTTTGAATGTACTGCTTCCAGAACAGTTCCTTTGAAATCTTCCACCCCAACAGTTGGCATTGGCTCCAAAGGTTTTCATACTTGCCGCCCGTGGGGGTGCCTGACAGAAGGATCACATTATCCGGTTTCAGTCCAAGAATGAACTTTGACCGTTTGGCGTTCTCATTCTGGATCAGAGAACTTTCATCCAACATCAGCGTGAAGCCGGTCAGGGTTTTCAGCACATTCCGCCTGAAGGTCAGTTCGTAGTTGATCACGCCAATCATCAGGGTTGGAACTTCATGCTGAACCTGTTCAAAGAACCATTTGAAGGTTTTGGGGTTGGTCAGGTCGAACACACAATTCCGGGTGTAGTGGTCTTGAAAATGTTCAATCCAGTCTTGAACCTTTGAACATTGGCACACCACCAGATTGATCCGCTTGTCCAGCTTCATCATTTTTTCGGAACCAACAAAGGTTTTCCCAAGGCCCATATCAAGGTAATAGGCCACCCGGTTTTTCCCCTCGGTTTCATCAAGGGCCTGTTGTTGGTGCTGGAACAGGTTAATCATAGGGTTTCAGGCGCTTCAATCATGGAAAGGTAGTTTTCCACATTCACGCCACGGGAAAGAAGTTCGGCCTTCATAGCCATTCCCAAGGTGCTATTCAAGGCGTAATCGCTCACCTGTTCCGGGGAAAGGGAAGTGATATTGAACAAGGACTGCTTCACCATCCCGGAATGACCGCCGTTGAAGGGATCAAAGGGGCAACAATCGGGGGTGGCTTCAATATCACGAACCACCATAGACACCACCACGCCGGGGCGGTTCTTCAGCATCTTCACCGTGTTCAACAGGTGATCGGTTTCCATTTCGGCGGGGCGGAAAGCCTGTCCACCAGCCCCGATCCACAGGGTTCCATCAAATCTGGTTTTCATCTCATTTACTCCTTTTCAGAAATCAGGCCGTAAGGCCGAAGAAGGCGTTGAACTGTTCGGCCCCAACAAATTCCTTGAACTTGGCCGGGTTAATGTAGTAGTTCCAGCAAGTGCCGGTTCCGGGAACGGCTCTGCCGAAGGGAAGAAGGCCACGCTGAAGGCCGATCCTGACGAACTGATCAGATTTGCCCATACACCGGGCGGCTTCCTTCACGCTGATCTTCTTGATGGGCGGCTCCGTGTCCGGGGCGGCTCCATAGCCGATCAAGTAATCAAGGGTTACGCCGGTGGCATTGGCAAGGGCGGCGATCCGCTCCATGTTGGGGGTGTTCTTCCCGGAAAGATACTGACTAATTGCGGCCTTGGAAGCCCCCGTCCGCCTTGACAGGTCGGATTGGCTCACATTGGCCTGTTCCATAGCGTTCTTCAAACGCTCTGCAAAAGTAGTGGTCATTGCGCTTACTCCTTTCAAATAGCTTTGTAGTGGCCCGGTTCGGCCATCGGTTCCACTTCCACCATACGAATCAGCCCATACCAGACGGATTCAGGGTAAAGGTTCCGGTCACTTCTCAAAATGGTTCGATCCTGAAAGTGAACGGCCTTCCAATCATTGGCGTTTACCAGCTTCATTGGGTATCACTCCTGTTCTTCAAAGGCCACTTCACATTCCCCGCAAAGAACATGAACTTCCTTGGTGGCCCGGATGATGGTTCCGCAACAGGGGCATACATACTTCCGGGAACTTGATCCCCCCCCCTTCCGGGAACCCTTCAGCGGATTGGTACGGGGCCGAACCAGACAGAACCCGGATTTGCCAAGAGATTTCACGAAGGCTTCAGCTTGCGGGTTCAAGGTGGTTTTGTGCCACCCGTACTTTTCGCCTTTCTCCACGGTCAGGCCGTGGGCTTCAGCGGTTTCTTTGAACTTCCGGTTGTGGTAGGAACCAGAACGGGAAGTGTCCTGAACATTGTCCTGAAGATTGAGAAGGTGAACCATTTCGTGAAGCAAGGTTCCACAGGTTTCTTCAAAGGGGCGGTTCAGGTATTCGGCACACAGGTTGATTTCGTAATAGCCGCCTTCCTTGGTGCCGTCTTGCCAAGCCTTCCAAGCGGTACACCAGCCATAAGCCCCACGGGTATGATCTGGGGAAACGGTGATAACGGGCTTTTCCAGCTTGCCTTCAAAGAAGGCTTTGTTGAACTTTGAAAACAAGGTTTCAAGTTCATCAATGACCGGTTTCAAACTGACTTCATTCATGGTGCTTACTCCTATTGAACACTATATGTGCTCGATTTAGTTAAAAAAAAGTTCCTGCACGGAAACACCAAAGAAATTGGAAATGCGAACCTTCACTTCATCACGGGGAACCCGTTCGTCACGCTCATACATAGCGTAAGAAGATTTGGTAATTCCAAGTTCCTTGGAAATTTCGTCTTGGGTTCTGCTCCCTCGCAGTTCCCGAAGTTTCTTTCCGACACTCATTCGTTGCACATCCTTTCTTCAGAAGTAAAACAGCCAAGTTCCGAACAAGCAATTTCCGGGCGGTCATATCTTTTACATGGGGATTGATACCCAATACCCGAAACCATAAACGGGAACGCTCATGTTGTCGCTGTTGCCCTGCCATCATCAGCACCGGTGGGGCGGTTCCGGTGGACGGGCCTTCAGGCCCGTTTCGGCTTATCCGTTAATCAACGCAAAATCTTCAACTATTGTAGCGTCTGCACTGTAATAATCATTGTATGCTTTCTTGAAAAGACTTGCGTTCATGTAATTATCAAACTGTCCTGCAATGTACTTTACCTGTGCTTTCCGGTTATCATCCCAATGAGTAGCAATTACAAAGTATTTCATATTTAATACCCCTTTCAGGTTGTGCACCTTTTGTGCTCGTCTGATTATCATTATACACGATATGTGCTCAATGTCAAGGCTGTTCAAGCACAAATTGTGCACAAAGAAATGTGTTACTAATTGTGCACATCGACGGATTGACTTTGTGCACATAATGTGTATAATGGAATATAGAAAGACTTCTGAAAGGGGTGCACTTATGCCGAAGTTTTCTGATCGGTTCAAACAGTTACGAACCGAACGCCGCCTATCTCAACAGAACTTGGCGGATCAGCTTGGGTTTTCCAAAAGTAGTGTAAATATGTATGAACGGGGCGAACGGGAACCGGGCCTTGAATCAATGGAAACCATAGCGGACTATTTCAATGTTGATTTGGATTATCTAATGGGTAGATCAGATATTCCCAACCGGAATGAATGGCTAAAAAACATCAATAAATCGGTGGTGGTCGAACCCTCAAAGCCACAAGTGAAATTTAATAACATTGTTCCTATTTCTACAAAGCGATTCCGTTTACTCGGTGATATTGCTTGCGGAAAACCAATCATGGCGAACGAAGAAAAGGAATTGTATGTGGAAGCCGGGGCCAATATTGACGCTGATTTCTGCTTACGGGCCAAAGGCGATTCTATGACCGGGGCCAGAATCTATGATGGGGATATTGTGTTCATCAAAAAACAAGAAATGGTGGACAATGGCGAAATTGCCGCTGTTATCATTGAAGATGAAGCAACTTTGAAACGGGTGAACTATTACCCCGAAAAAGATTTATTGATCCTGAAGGCTGAAAACTCCCAATATGAAGATTTGGTATATACTGGGGAACAGTTGAACCATATCATTATTCTTGGAAAGGCCGTAGCCTTCCAAAGTGATATTCGTTGAAAGGGGGAAACCTCATGTTTGGGAAAAAAGAACGCTGTGCGGTATGCGGTGAAAAACTTTCCTTTACGGCAATTCAAATCAATGGTGGTTCCATTTGTCCTGCTTGCAACCGTCTTTCCACCGGCTCCCCCTTGGCATCTGTGGAACAGGTGAAAACAGCATGGGAAGAAAACCACAATCGTTTCCGTAACTTCAAACCCGGAATGGTCATTTCAGATTTCGCAAGCGGCTATTTATTCATTGATCCTGAACAGAAAATGTTTTACCTGTCCAACAGCAAAAAACCGAAGCTGGAACCTGTGGTTTTCAAGTTCTCTGAAATCAACGCCTTCAGGATTGAACAGGTTGGACAGAAAACCGATACCAAGACGAAAGGCGGGATTGGTAGGGCCGTTGTTGGCGGGGCCTTATTCGGAACAGCCGGGGCCATCGTTGGTGCCACAACTGCCAAACAGGAAACGAAGGAAGTTGGTGGCGTTCCAATCTTATATGTTGATTTGTCCATCAACGGGATGAACACCACCGTTTCCATCTCCAACCCACCCCTGAAGGCCGCTGATTATCTTGAAAACGCTATGAACGAATAACCCTTCAACATTCAAGATCAAATCCCTTCTGGTTATATTTTTCATACTTCTTATATACTTTTTTCTTGAAATATTAGAAAAATATGTTTCATCTTGAATGTTGAAGGATTTCCGAAAAAACCTTGTGCCGCAAGGCTTCAGGCTCATTCAACATCATTCAAAATCAAAAAAAAAATGACCGCCCCGGTGCTGGAACACCGAAGCGGTCAGGCGAAACAAACCCCAAGTTGAAGTTAATGTTTCAACCACCATTGACCATTATATCACACGGGGTTTGGCTTTGCCATACCCATTTTCAGAAAGTTCAGGTGATATAATGCGGAACCCAAATGGGTACGGAACAGTTGCGAAGCTATCAGGCCAGCGCCGCCGCCCGTACATCGTGAAGAAAACCATAGGTTGGAATGACAAAGGCCACCCAATTTATGACATTATCGGTTATGCTGAAACCCGTGAAGCCGGGAACATCATGCTTGCCGAATACAACCGTGATCCGTGGGATGTTGACCGGGCCAAAATCACCCTTCAACAGCTTTTTGACCTCTGGAAAGAAAAGAAAGCCCCAAAGCTGGGGGAATCCAACCGTGCTTCCCTCTGTTCAGCGTTCAAGCATTGTTCAGCGTATGTGAACAAGCCTTACAAACAAATCCGGTCATACCAAATGCAAGAAACCATTGACAACTGCGGGAAAGGATATTCAACCCAAGCGGCAATCAAGAACCTGTGGGGCCACCTTGACCGGTTCGCCCTTGAAATGGACATTATAACCCGTACATTCTCCGATCTGTTGACCTCTGATCCGGTTCCAGAAACAAGCCGTCTTCCGTTCACCAAAGATGAAATCAAAACGGTGTGGGAACATCAATCTGATCCTTGGATTGATACCGTTCTGATCCTGCTATATTCCGGGTGGCGTATCTCTGAATTTCTGAACCTGAAACCAGAAGATATTGACCTGAAGGAAGGCACGATGAAGGGCGGCACCAAAACGAAGGCCGGTAAAAACCGCATCGTTCCCATCCACCCGAAGATCAGGCCCTTGATTGAACGGCGGCTTGCCGAAGGTGGCCCCCGGCTGATTAGCTACAATGGGAAGGTTTGCAATCAAACCCAATACCGGATATTTTGGGCGGATATTATGAAGGCCCTAAAGCTGAACCATACCCCGCACGAATGCCGCCACACCTTTGAAACCAAATTGGATAGCGCCGGGGCCAACCGGAAATGTATTGATTTGCTCATGGGTCATGTGTCCAAGGACACGGGAAACCGGGTCTATAATCACAAGACTTTGGACGAACTGAAGGCCACCGTGGAACTGATTCCATAGGGTTCAAACCGGTGAACATTTTAGGCCGCTGAACGCTGAACTATGCACACATTAGTAACAAGAAAACCCCGAACCCCTGAAAAATCAAGGGTTCGGGGTTCGTCTGTTTTTATTTTACCATATTGGAGGGAAACTATATGGATTATATGACGCTGAAAGAAGCAAGTGAAAAATGGGGCATTTCCACCCGTCAGATAAACTATTATTGCACGGAGAATCGTATCCCCGGTGCTGTAAAGATGGCTGGTGTCTGGCTGTTGCCAAAAGAGGCGGGAAAGCCAGTGGATAGGCGCTATAAGGTATTAGGAAAATCTTAA